ATGGTAATGCAGTTAGACCCTCATTTACTTGTGCTCCCCATATATAAAAAGAAGATGCTCCACCACCTAGCATAAGAATAGAATGAGTTGTAGCAGTAGCCGTAAAGTTTAATGTGGCTCTACCCCATTCATCAGTAGGTGTATATGAAGTTTGAATTGGTGCGGTAAAAAACAAAGTTTGTGCTACTTGATGAGTACCATCAGATTTAAGATAAACAGATAAAGTATAATCTTTACCTATAGTAAGACCAGATACACTTTGTGCTACTTGCCCATTAGGAGTACCATCAAAAATCATTTGATCTGCTGTTAAAGTACCATCTGGTGCAATACTAGAATTAGAGTTAATAGCTGCATTAAAGTATTTACTCCATGTTGCATTAGCAAAATCTTCACTATATTTAAGTAAATTATGGGTAAGTGAATTACCATTTGATGTCATGAAGCATTTTACACCATCGACGTTTGAGCCGTGATCCATACTATAAATTTCAATATCATCAAAGTAGGCTATCCCGGCATTATCTATTCTACAATCAACAGATAATTCATCTGTTGTTGCTACAAATGTAACGCTAATAGGGACTTTTGTTGTAGAATCTATAGGTAGAGACTCATTGGCAGCACCTAATAATCTTACTGATCCTAATGTAGTAGTATCTTCCCATGCATTAAAATTAAAACGATAAGACTTACCTACAATTACTGGGAAGAGTTTTCTCGCTGTTGTAACTCCTGATGCACCATAAGTAACTTGTAATTCTCCATCAACAGTATCAATAGAGCCATTACCTGTTAAAACCCAGTCACCTATTTCATTAAACTCTTCTGTATGAACGGCTTTACCAACCCCAACGCCTGTACTAACATAATCATCAGGTACAGTAGGGTCACTTGCACCAGTTTTATCTTGGTTCATCCAGTAGCGTACTTTTAATGTATCTTCTAGAACTGAATTTCCACCGCCTATAGGGGATAGATATAAATGAACATTATAGTCACCAGCAGCTATAGCGGTATGAGAAGTAGTGAATCGTCTAACTCCTGAACTTATATCACATTCAACCTTAGTGCCATCGTCACCGCCGCCAGCCTTAGCAATCCAGATGTAAGGGTTGTCTGACATTGATACATCTTCTAACTCAACAGAAAAAACTAACTTATCACCAATAACAACACCTGTCATAGGTACTGTTGCTCTTGAAGTTACACTGGCAGTTGTTACTCTTAAAGTCTCAGTATCATCTGGAGACATATTAAGTATAATAGTTGAAGATATATCTTCTGAATCTGGGTTTTTATTCTCGACCCTACGCTGATACTGAAAACGTGCCTCATTACTGAGAACTCCACGAACAACACCTTCATGATCTGTCATCCAGGCTGGAGTTGCACGAACAAACGTACCTTGTTCACCTGTAATATTCAGTAAAGATGACTTAGCCATCTTGAATGGTAGAGCGGGTACTTTACCATACATACTATTGGTATACACATTAGTATTATACACCTGGGCCTGGCTACGTAAGCCATTTAAACCATAAACATTATTCATATTGGATCCCTATCTTAAACTACTGCTTTAACAACGACTGTTACTGTTCCTGAACCTGTATAAGTATCAATGTCTGCACTCATGAAGTCAACGTTCATACTATTTAAGAAAAAGAGAGGACCCTCGGCAATAATATCACGAGATACCATATTTTCTACAGATGAATTATCTAATCCACCATTAATGCTGATAGTTAGTGCTGATACAGAACCTGTGATAATAACATCAACTGTGTATCGAGATGCAAACCTGCATGCTTTAATCTTACCTGTTGATAATGCTGCTTTACTTTGTAACAATGTATTTCGTATATCTGACATAATGTGTTTCCTTTGGTTGGCTTATGTTTAACTTACTAATTTGCTTCCTGATAAAAAGATATTAAGTACTGTACCTAATACTGTACCTAATGTGATTGCACCCATAACAGCATACAATACTTTTGTTTGAAATACTTTAAAATTAGTGGCATTACCTGCTACGGATGCGACTAACTCTTCAAGTGAGTCATAGATCCTATCAAAGTGTGTCTTATCGTCCACTTTGTGAGCCATAAACTCTCCATTTGCTACTTCTTGTAGCGTCTGGATCTTGGCTATGGCGGTTAGTACTTTAATATTGTGTTCATACTCTTCTGGGCTCATAGTTAAACTCTTTCTACGTTCTTGGGTCATAGACCTACATCCTTAATAAACATGGCCCAAGGAAATCCATCCCCTGGGTCTACTTTTCGTTCTGGTGAGATATCACTATGTCGTAAGACTTCAGTAATACCCCAGTATTTAATCCAGGTCTTAACTTGCTCTACACCTGCTTCATACTGTTCTGGATAGAGATACGGAGTACGTATAGTATCTAGGAACGAAGCATATGTGTGGACACCTTGTACAAGGAACTCTAGCCCGAGAGTATTAGTGTTGTGTCCTAATGCATGATAAGCACCTTGAATATCTGTTCGGCACCGGTAGTTCTCACCATCTGGAGCTATTATAGCATGAGCTGACAGCCCAGCGCTATCTAAATACTGTACTGCGTGGGCCTTCCAACCAGGTTCACCTATGTATTCACCCATTGCATGGATAATAATACGGTTAGGTACTTGGCTCTTTGCACCATGATTGTTGACTGTAATTATACTCATAACTTTTACTTTCGCTGATGTCTTATATGGTTAATGCTTGGAAGTCATTATCACTACCATCTTCACCTGGCTTTAAAGCGTGTAAACAAAATGATACAGCATCATCTGTCTCCGCTATCAGCTTATGCGCTTTATGTGCTTTAATTAAAATCATATCACCTGCACTATAAATTTTATCTTCTTCACCTACAACTATCACCCTGACCTTTCCATGTGCTACAAGATGCATGTGATCAAACACATGGACATGCTGCTGCATGAACGCGCCTTTGATTTCATACACAATAGAAAAAGCAATTACATTATCAACTTGTGATATTTCACGTTTCATTTAAACTCCTTTAAGCACATCTAGTGCTGCTTGATTTTTTACATTTTGTATAGCTATCAACAATGGTGCTGCTCGCTCTTTTGCCATCAATGTTTTTTCCAGTTCTATAGTATCGTTGTAAAATTTAAGTTTGTCTTTTGGGAACTCATTATCATCAATACGAGATTGAACAAGAACGAGAACACTATTAACATAATTGAAAGAGCCATGGCCATACTTACTAGCATTGATAGTATTCATATCCACTTGTGAAATTTCAGGTAAGCTGCCAGTATCATCTGCAACTATATCTAAAATTGAATCATCTACATCTAAAATTAAAAAAGGCATTTTATATTCTCCTATGGTATAGCCAGTGCAAAATCAGGGTGTTCTGTAATACCCACGCGAGCAATACCAGAACTATAATCGTAAGTTCCAACGGATACTGATTGCCTACCGTAAAACTGTACTAATTGTCCAGCCGTAACAACTACATCATCTGTAAACCACGCGCTTTCGACCGTACCACCCTTATTAGAATTTACACTACGTTCAGTGCCTTTTGCCACACCATCAACATATACACGACCGTAAACGGTGTTATTGCCACCATTTTTTGCATCAGAAAAAGCGGTTAATTTAATGCGAACTCTAATCGTACCGGCTCGCGCTATTTGACCCTCATCAACTTTTTGCAGTACAGATGTATGATAAACAAAACTTCCAGCCATATCACCGCCTACTTGATAACTAGCTGCCGTGAAATCTGGCCCATCAGGAAGAGCTCCCCAAGATGCATCTACACCATCTGTTTGAAGTACCTGGCCAACAGTTCCTACCGCTAATCGTTTAGTTACAGTTGCATCCCGTGTTAATATATCTCCACGAGTAGTTAGTTTATCTGCTATTGCGTTAACCTCTATACCTGCTAACTTCGTTTGCTCCGCATCACTGAATTCATTTGTATCTGCATTATTCTCGTAAGCAGCTTTAATCTCTGCATCACTTTGGTCTGCTGTTGCTGCAGTCTCTATACCAACCAGTTTGGCTTCTTCTGCATCACTAAATTCATTAGTATTTGCATTAGATTCATACTCAGTCTTGATAGCTGCAGCCGAAAGCGCAATTATAGCAATCCATAGGGTGTTACCCAGGTCATATACTTTTAAGGCATTTGCTGTTGTATTAAAATAAAGTGCTCCATCTCCGAGTGCTTCCCCTTCATTATCGAGGGTTGGGTCCGCAGCATATGGGCCTAAGTATTTAGATTCAAAGTCAATGAGTACATTAGCAGTTGTCACTACATCCGCAGCTGTATTAGTAGCATCATCTGCTGTATTTACGGCATCAGCCGCAGTATCAATAGCATCTTGTGTAGTTACTACTACATCTGCTGCTGTATCAATAGTGTCTTGATTCGTCTGAACTAAATCTGCAGCCGTTGCGGCGGCATCAGCATTAGTACTAATAACATCCGCTGCAGTTAATGCAGGAGCATCAACAGCCAACTGTAGATTACCATTCGTAATCTCATCCGCAACAATTTTTACTGTATCAAAAGCAGTATTAACATGTTTTTGTACTTCATTCCCTGGGGAATAAGTGTGTGGTCTTAAAGCCATCCGCTATCCTCAAATCGATTATTAATAAAATTATCTTCTATGCCAGTATTAGTTCGTTCAATCACTTGGATTGCAGCAAGGTAGTTCCCCTGGTGTATTCTACCGTGAGGATTCTCTGCACCATCAATAGGAGTATACATTTTCCAGGCAATGAATGAAGTTAATGCTTCTAAAAAATGGAAGGGTAGGTCTACTTCTTCTACACTTGGATCTAATGTGCCAATGCTAATCTCATCAGGCAGTGCCCGGTAAACTATGGCTAATATGTTTTCACGGTTAGTAGAAGGAACTTGTAATACTGCATGTGAAGGGGTAAATACAGAAGATGGCCTCTCTGAATCATTTAATGGCACACGTTGGCCAATCTCATTAAAAACTTCATCAATACTGATAATGTTATCAGTGAACTTAAAATATGTGGTTGCATCAAGAATATACTTAGTTGGACCAACCGTTGCATTACTTTCAGCATTCTCAGACAATAAAGGATAAATATTTTGTGTATCAGATAATTGAAGAGTTATATCCCGGGTACGCAAGGCAAATCGAGTATAAAGATCAATTAAGCCTGCATTTACCAAGGTAATTAGTTTAGGGTACTTGTCGGGGGAAACCTCACCTATCTCATCATGGCCAATTGATAGATTGGATAAAGTATTATGGGTAAGGTGCTCGAATATTTTGGATAAGCGCATACTAGGTTCCTATAGTAGTTAAGGCTCTAGTATACACTCCTTTACAAAATTATACTACTAGATATGATTCCAGATCAGATGGAGTATCTCGTACATCATCGTCCCACATAGGATCATTAATATGTGACAGTTCTTCCTCTGCTGGTTTAAATGTAGTCAATGAAGCCAACATTGATATTGTATCGCAGCAGTCATCGTGCTTTGATTTGAATTCAGCTGGCGTTACCAGAGTCAATTCTTCCATAAACTCAACAATACGTGGATCAAACTCTAATTCCTCAGGGAACCACATCTGGTGAGTCTTAAACATAGGAACCATAAGGTTAAACCGCTCAATCTTCTGTGTTGAAGGGCGAATACCAGGTCTCTTACCATTATTATCTGATGCTAGGTTGAAATAGATATTCTTTTCAATCATTTTATCAGTAATCCAAGGTATGAACCCACCTTGTTGCCCAGATACCTCTACACCTACCGCCATTGGGCGATATATTTGAGCCAATCTGAATAAATCATCGATGTTCTTGTCCATAAGTTGCTTTTTGACGACACCGTCGACCCAATACCAATCACCTTTGTTATTTAGGGCCCAAACTGAGATTACACTGTAATCTGCTGCAGTCTTATCGCTAGTTGCAAAGTCAGTGGTGATGTAGAAGTTAAATAAGTGACGATTCTTAATCAAATTACGACGCTTATACCACATAATGTCAGAATCTTGGATCAACCGGTCCTCATCACTCATAATACGTAACATTAACTCCTGATTGAAGGAAGCCAATTTACCTTGGCGTAGAGCTTTCTTATATTTCTTCAATACATAGTCATAATCGAATCGATCTTCCCAGGAACCTCGGAATTCTTCCCGGGTACATGGAAATTTCTCACATACCGGGTACACATTTACTCGCCAGGCCCCAGATTCAACCGCTTTATACAATGGATCCCTTGCATTAAAAGGGGTACCACTCCATATTGTCTTACTTCGGGTTGGATGCATAGCGAATTCAAGAGCTTTTGTTACCGTATCTTCCACACTGGCAATTACGGTAGGAGACCGTGCATCTTCATCACTAATTAAATCATCTAATAGTGCTAATACAGGTCGGCTTCCATTCTCACGAGTACCACGAACACCGGTCTTTGCACCATATCCTGATACAACAAAGGAACTATCATTCTTGTTGATAAATTCCCAGCGTATATCAGTAAATTTTGTTCTTGGTATATACTCTTGCAGGAACTCTGAATTCCACCACCGGTATTCTAATGCTTTACGCATCTTCTTAACACCATTCTCAATACTATCAGAGACATACAGTGCATAAGGGACTTTACCAAATATAGGTAAACGCCCATAAACTCCAATATACAGAATTAGGTACTCTTTTAGTGTGGACTTAGCAATACCACGATGACACATGTTTATTAAATCTAAACCTTCTTCGTCATCCTCCACAAAACCATCAACCATATGATAATGGACAACTGGTGTCTTATTCTCAGACTCTCCACCATCCACTAGCTTGATGAAATTAACAAACTCCAAGGCAAACTCACTCGGTACATAATCAGGGTCTACTTCATAACTAATTTCATTAAGGTAAGAAGTTACCGTCCTATAGACAACATTTTCGTCATCTTCTAGTTCATTATTCACTTGCTACTTCCTCAAACTCAGCTTCAACAACTATTTCACTTTGTGCAATGTCATGAGCAGTCTTATCACCTGCTACGATGGCATTACGTTGTTGCTTAGCCAATTCTACTGTAGCTGCTCGTAACATATCGAGTGACTTATCTTGTTTGAGGCCAATATCTAATTCAATCTTA